GATTTAACATTACTAGAAATTTAAGAAAAAAATACGATAATTTAATAAATCATCAAAATATAAATGATACAATTTATAACTGGATCTGTGATATTGGAGAGTATAACTTATTAGAAATTACATTTGAATGTCTTGCTAAAAGAGGATTATTAACTGAATATATTGTTCGGGATGAAAAGTTTGAAAAATCCAAGATGAAAAATGAATATAATAAAGATGAATTTTTTAAATATATTGAAAAATATAGAAATGCATATTATTATTTAACAGATGATACATATGATAATTTACCTAAAATATATAATAGAAAAAAATCAAAAGAAGAAACATATTTTGAAAGATTAAAAGAACAAGGATGGTATAATTTTTATGCAATGGATTGGGTAAGTCAAATTAATTTTTATCATCATTATATTAATAATCGTATAGTTATGTTAACAGGAGGAACAGGTGTTGGTAAATCAACTCAAACCCCAAAGTTATTATTATATGGATTAAAAGCAGTTGATAAAATATTTGATGGAAAAATTATATGTACTCAACCACGTATATCTCCAACTGTTGACAATGCTAAACAAATTGCGAGAGAATTAGGTGTTGATATTACAAATTATAATACATCTTATAAAAAAGATGTTAAAACAACTATGGGAATAATTCAATATAAATATGAAGGAGATGATCATATCGATGATGATCAAGAATATTATTTAAGAATTGTCACTGATGGTACTTTATTAGTTGAATTAAAGGAATCATTTTTATTAAAAAATCCGATTAATCAAAAAAAATCAAAGTTTGATTTAAAGAATGATAAAGTATATGGATTAAAGAATCTTTATAATATTGTAATAATTGATGAATCACATGAACATAATGCAAATATGGATGTAATTTTATCAATTATGAGAGGAACAATATTTTTAAATAATCAAATAAGTTTATATATTGTATCTGCAACAATGGAATCAGATGATCCAATCTATAGAAAATATTTTAGATATATTAATGATAATTTAAAGTATCCATTGAGATTAGATAACAGTAATGATAGAATTGTTATAGATCGTCGTATACATATTTCTCCTCCTGGTGAAGGTACACAATATAATATTAAAGAAATTTATAATGATATTGATTTAGAAGAAGATAACGCATATGAAAAGGCAAAAGAATATGCTGTTCAAATTTGTAACATAAATAATCCAATAAATAATGATATATTATTATTTTGTACAACTGTTACTCAAATTATTAAATTAACAAATGATTTAAATGTTATGTTACCATCAGATACAATTGCTGTTCCGTTTTATCGTAATTTACCTCAAGCATCTAAAGATATAATAACATCTAATTTAGATGAAATTAAAAATAATTTTCGTTTTGATAGAAAATATATTAATGATGTATTAACAGAAAAAATAAAAAAAGAAGATTTGCCAACTGGAAATAAATATAGTAGAATTTTAATTATCAGTACAAACATTGCAGAAGCATCTATAACTATAAATTCATTAAAATTTGTAATTGATACAGGATTTAATAATGATGTTTCATATAACTATGAAACATATACAAGTAATAATAAAATAATTCCAATTAGCGAAGCATCTAGAAAACAAAGAAAAGGTAGAGTTGGAAGAGTTGCAGATGGTACAGTATATTATACATATAAAAAACATAGTAGAGAAAATATTAAACCTCAATATGGAATATGTAAAACAAATTTTAGTGATAATTTTTTATTATTTTTAGAAGAGAATAGTTTAGAAGAACAAATATATTCATATACATCATATCCTTATTCACAATTTAATCGTAGAACATCACTTGGAGATCTATATAGTGGTATAATAGCTATTTTAGTTAAAAATCAAGAAAAAGGTCAATCATTAAATGATAATAATATTAAGATAACATATAAATTATTTAACTCTTATGCAAATTTATTAATTCACCAATTTTTTTTATATGAATTTATTATTAATAGAATTAATCAATTTGGTGATAATTTATTTTTTACAGATAATTTAGATAATATAAATTTAATTACTAATGAAATGTATGAAAATATAATACCATTTGTTAAATATGGTATTAGTTATAAAGGTTTAGTTGATGATAATTTCGGATTTTATTTGATTCATCCTTTTGAAAATGAAATATTCTCATTTAGAGATAAATATACAAATTTAATTAATAGAAATAAAATTGCAGAGGCAAATATAGTATTAAAAAAAAATCAAAAATTATTAATAGGTCCACTTAAGGAAAATATGTATTTATACTCTCATATTAAGAGATACAATAAAGTAAAGATAATTGATTATTTGAATCAAATAAAATCAAAAACTGATAAATTAATTGAACTAAATTTAATTCATCCACTTGTAGTATCAACAAAATTTAATTTATTTGATAATGTTTTATTTATTATTTATTTTCTTAAAGAAACAAATTATGATATATTAACAGTTGTTGAAAATTTAGGAGTATTTTTAAAGATATTTAAGAGTCCAGAATCAGATTTATTAGTTATTAATAAAATATTTGATTTATTTAAAACATCATTCGGTCACTTATTATTTCAACAAAAAATCGATAGTCTTAAAGGAAAAGAAAAAGTAAATTTTAAAGAAAAATTTAATAACTTTAAAGATAAAAATTATAATAAGTTAAAATTTTATGATTATAATAAACTAATAAAAATGTTATTAAAAAATGATGATGAAGAAACATTTGTAGAAGGACTTCTAAAAAATATTAAAATAGAAGAAACACCATTATATATTGAAAATGAAATTAAAAATTGGTGTAAAACCTATGGTATAAATTATATTAAATTTTCTGAAATATTAAAAACATATATTGATAAATATTATCTTTATAAAAGTATATTTAATGATGATATTAAGAATGAAAAATATATTGAATATATTAAAAAAAGTACAATTGATAATGAATTAAGTATTGAAAGAAATATAATTAAATCATTTATGTATGGAAATATGAATAAAATATTTATTTATGATCAAAATATTTATAAAAGATTTGATGAATTTAGAAATAGAAAATACATCTATAATAAGAATAATTTTAATAAAAAATGGATATCTAGTGTTATTCCAAATCGATTTATATTAGTATTAAATTTAGAAAATGATAGAAAACCAATACAAAATAATATTGATGAAGATAATGAAACTGAAAATAATAAAGTTATTATGAATGTATTATCATCAATTGATAGTAAATTATATACAAAAATAAAATATATAAATGATAATCCTTCAAATACTCGTTTTATTAAATTAGATGATATTAATCATAATTTTATTTGTAATAATCCAATAAATGTTGAACATAATAAACATCCAGATGATCCTAAGTTAAATGAATATATTAATGTTCTCAAAGAATCTATGAAAGACTATATTAATAAAAATTGTTAAAAAATTGATAAATTTACATCTTAATAAGATATAATAATATATTATAAAAGATGTTCCCGTCTATTGTCATTGAAACCAATAAAAACTATGAACAGACAACGTTGTTTCCATGGATGAAAAAGGAAGAATCTATAACAATCAAATTAGATGCAATACCTATTAAACATATGAATAAAAATTATATTATTACATATTCATTCCCATATATGTATAATAACATTTACTTGAATTCCAGTTCTGGTGTTCATAAAATAGATTTAATTCACCTTTCTGCTGAATTAAATTTATCATTGTTTTCTTGCCAAACATATGATGAACATTTTTATTCAGTATCAGATTTAAAATATAAAATTCCAAGAGATAAATTTGATGATTTTTATTTTAATAATGAATATCATCCAATAAGTGTAAAACATATTGATTATTATTTTGTAAATCTATATGATCAAAGTTTACCAGCATTTGCGTATTTAAGATGTGACTCTGAAATAGCAGCAATTGGTTCTGTTCTTATAAAATTAAATTCAATATATGGAATTAAACATGAATGTGATAACTTAGTAATAAGTGCTCTATCTATTAAGAGACTATTAGAAGGAGTTGATATAAATTTTAAGTTTTCAAATTTATTATGTAATTATGTACTAGATGATGAAAAATCTGGAATTATTGTAACAGAATCATATGAAAATGATATTAATGTTGGAGATATTATAACCGAAATAGATAACAATCATATTATTTTGGGGAAGATCTCTTATAATAAAATAGATGAAGCAGTACCAATTGAAGTATATTTAAATTATGAATGGACACCAAAGACATTGATAAACATATCATTTAATAATAAATCACCAATTAAATTAGAATTTAAAGATATTCGATCAATTATTAATATTCCAATTTTACATAATGACTCGAGTCGTATAATGAAGGTATCATTTCAGTTATTAAATTATTTCTATAAAAATAATGTAATACTTAGAAGTGAAAAATTAGATGAATATTTGATGAATCCATATAAAACAATACCTTTAATGATCGAAGTAAATGAAGAACTAGTTATTCAAAAGTATGAAGTACCAATTGAAATTACAAATTTTAAAATTATTTTATAAATATATATATAATGAGTAGAATTAATATTGACTCTAATTTATGGGGGCCTAAAGCATGGTTTTTTTTAGATACCCTTGTTTTATCATATCCAAATAATCCAACACCAGATGATATGAAAGAATTTAAAAAATTTTTCATGTCATTAGAAAATATGTTACCTTGTGAAAAATGTAGAATACATTATGGTGATTATTTAGCAAAAAATCCATTAACTAATAAAATTTTAATTTCTAAAAAAAAATTAGTTGAGTGGGTTTTAGAATGTCATAATAATGTCAAAAGATCACAAAATAAAGATGAAATAACGTTAGTAGATTTTAATAATTATTATATAAAAGAACTTAATTTAGAAATTGATAAAGAAACAAGTGAAGTAAAATCAAAAAATGTAGAACATTTTTTAAGTCCATTTTATATTCCAAATTATTTTACTTTAATGACAGTAATTTGTGTAGCAATTATCTTAATGTTAATTGTTCTTAAACAAAAAATAAAATTTTAATTTATTGATGACAACACCATGATGGTTTCATTGCTACTAATGAACCAATATCAAGGTTTGTATTTAATAATGTTAAGGACATATCTAACATATCAAATATTTTCTTTTCATCTTCAACTTTTACATATTTAAGTTCAACAATTAAATGGATTATGAATTTAATTAAATCGAATAGATCAGATTTTTGAATATTTTGAGTTTTAAATATATCTTTTAAATTAGTATTATTTAATTCAGTTATTAATAACACTATTTTTGGTATATCACTTATATCTAATTTACCATCACTTATAATATCTTTAATTATATTAGACATTTTTTCTAATGATTTAGGTGAATCTTTAACAAGGATTTTTATTAGGATTAAAACATTATCACTTAACGGATAACTTATAATTTTTGTATAATCATTTGAAACTACGAATGTTGATAAAGTTTTATTTAAATCAAAATGTTTAATATCAACTTTTACTTCTGAGTTTCCTAAGGGAATGTCAATAAGAATATTTACATTTGCAATATCTACATTTCCAATAATATTTGCAATATCAACATTTGCAATATTAATATTTCCAATAATATTACTAATATCAACATTACCAATTACATTTCCAATATCTATATTTGCAATTAGATTTGAATCAATTTCTCCAATAACAATTTGGACATTTGAATCATTTATTGTATCCATATAATATAATATATAAAATTTATATATTTCTATAATATATAAATGTTTATAATATTACTGTATTTATTATTTTTATTTTTATACTTCTTATTTGTATCACCATTAAAGAAAAAAGTTAATGAACGTTTTATTGAAAAAGAATCTCCTAAACATTATGGTTCTGGTTTAGGAATAACAATACCTGAAATGGCATTTAAACCAAATACAACTGCTGAAGATAAACTTGGATTAAATATTCCAGAAAAGATTAAGAACTCAAATGCAACCAATATCAGCCAATTATTTCACGATGCAAATAATGATAAAGATAATATATTATCTTTTTTCAAAAAACCAGAAAAAGTAACTCCAAATGTTGGTAAGAGACAATTATATGAAAATCTATATTATAACCCTAAAACAGAAAAGAAATATATTTTCTCAACTGGATTACCAAAAAATTAAAAATTGATTTATAAATATATAAAACTAAAAGAATATAATAAGTATAAGATGAATATAAATACTTCACAAGTTCTTAATTTAGGTTATTTCAAATCTAAATTAATAACTGATATAAAATTTAAAAATCATATCGTAAATTTTATATACTCAAACATAAATGTATATAATTTTAGGTATAAAATAATCGATTCAGTAGATATTCTTGATAATATTAAAAAGAATAAAGAAAATTTTTATGTTGTACCTCATTTTCAAGGTCATAATTTTTATGTTATTTTTACAAGATATAATGATTATAATGTATGTGTATTAGTTGATAAGAAGAATATAAAATACAAAAGAGAGCAATTAAATTTTAGAGAAATATCAATGTATCAATTAAATGTTAAATGTAATCCAAATATATATAAAAATACATTCTTTGAAGGTAGAATTATTCGTAAAAATGATGAAAATATATTTTTGATTCAAGATTGTTATCTATTAGAAAATGAAAAATTATTAACAGAAAGAATGTCTACAAAGCTTGATAATATTGATAAATATTTAATAGATAAATTCTTTGATTCAAATTTAAAGATGAATGTTATTAAAATTTATACAATTGATGAAATTAATATTGTTGCTGATAAAATGAGAACTACTGATTATACAATAAATGGATTTATTTTTCTTTCATCTAGAAGTGGTATGAGTTATATATATGTTAATAATCATGAAGTTGAATTATTAAAGAATGATTTACCCAAATCAACAAAGATATATGATAAAGATGTATTTATTATTAAAAGAACATTAATGAGAGAAGTATTTGATGTAATAGATATAGAATCAGAGAAAAGATTTGGAATATGTTATATTCCTGATATCAAAAAAAGTAATGAGATGAGACAATTGTTTAAAGATAAAATTTATCATAGAATGAAATGTATCTACAATGATAAGTTTAAAAAATATGAACCAATTGAGGTTGTTAATTAAAAAATAAAATCATAACACTAATATTGTCTGTACTTCCTTTATTAATTGCTTCTTCGGCTAATTTTTTTGCAATATTTTTAACATTTGATGATTCAATGTTATATCTATAGTCTTTTTTCATTTCATTTATTACAAAATCTACAGCATCTTGATTACTAAAGACGTCCCATACACCATCACAACCAAGTATAAGAAATTTATCATTTGAACTAATTTCATAATCAAAGATTTCTGGTAGATGAGAAACAAATGGTTTCGCATCAACATCTCCGATTGATCTTGAAACAGATAATCCCATTATACGAGGATCATCATTTGGTAATCTAATAATTTTACCACCCATATTAGTAATTCTATCATATTCTTCGATTCCCATGGGTTTATGGTCTTTTGTTAGCGCTACACCAATATTATATTTATTACATAAAACAGCACGACAATCTCCAACATTAATTACTTGAAGTCTTAATCTAGATGGTTTATAATGATATACTTGAGCTATAAGAGCAGTTGATCCCATTAATTTTGCTTCCTTTATTTCATTTCTAATTTTTTCTTGGACAAAATCAAATAATTTATTTATAAATTTATGATATGTAGGTGATGCTTGTTTAACTTTTGATGGAATACGTGTTTTATCATAAAAAAATTGGGGTAAAACATCACTTAAATATTTACTTATTAATGGTCCTCCATGTCCATCAAATATAGTAAGTAAATTAATTGGTCTTTTAGATTTATCTTTATTGTCTAAATTCAATAAATAATATTCTGCGTCTTCATTTGTCGGTCTTTTTCCTATTAAACTAATCGTATGTAAATACATATTATTATATTATAAAATAAATCTTAAATATTAATTATTTTCAAAACTATTTTTTGCTTTTAAATATCGTATTCCATTTCCTGGATTATATAGACGATCATGAATATAGCTCAATACAACTCTTTCAATTAATTTTCTTGCGGTTTCTCTACGAATAAATTCAGGATTATTTTCCTTATACCATTTAATTTTTCTCATAGTAATATATCTCCCAAATTCAATAAATTTATTTTCAAAAAATAATAGTAGATCAAGTCCCTTCGGATGTATTAAAATTGTATGCATAGAATCATCTATATTATTATATTGATTTCTTAATTTTGTATCATGATCTGATATTAAGTTTGAATCGGGAATATATTGACGTTTCATTTTCATCATTTGAATAATTTCATTTTTGTAATTATCCTTTAATTTAAACCATTTACAATCCAATAACAATTTTACATATTTAGAATAACAATGACATAATACCTTCATTAATGTATTTCCTGGAAGGTTATGGTATGGTGTTAATAATGCTAAAATTAAATCAACACGTCTATACTCAAGAGCAAGTCTATATAATTCAAACTTTTCATATCCATCTAAATTTCTTAAATTATCAAGTCTATTTCTAAAACCTGTTGGAGTAGAATTAGAATCTTTTATACAATTTTCAAGTCCCTTTATTTGGCGTTTTTCTTGAAGAGAAGCCATCTTTATTATAAAATATATATTTATCATAGGATAATAAAAATTCAATTTTTAAATGATTTATTTATAAATCATTTAAAAATTAGTGTGAGGATACGAGAGATCAATTTTTAAATTATTCATTTATGAATGATTTGAAAATTAGTGTGAGGATACGAGAGATCAATTTTTTGTACGATTCAATAATGTTTTAAACTCTTCATATACTTCATTTTCTCTTGAAATATAATCAACATTTTGTTCATATGATGGATGTGATTGTATCTTATCAAAATATTGATTCATTTTTTCAATAAACATTTTAAATTCTGGATGTTTGTATATATTATCACCACATAAATGAATTATGAGTTTAATACCGTCTGATTCAGATGTTAACATTAAAAAACGTTTAATTGTAATTGTTGCCATTTCATTTGCATATTCATCCATATGATTGAATACATCTTCATGATTTTTTAGTAAAAATTGAGTGATACTTGTACTTTTCATCAATTCTTCATTCTCCTTTAATTTTTCAGAAAATAAATTTTTAAGTTCGTCCATTTTATAAATAAATAATTTATCCTTATATAAAATATATATATATAATAAGTATACATGGCAGAGAAAAAACCTGTAATAATGATTTATATTATGTTAATATTTTTTGCAGTATCATTAGCATTTTTATTAAATATTTACTTTCAAGTAAATAAAGGTGCATATTATACATATCTTTTCTTTAAAGTATTTTTTATAATTATATTTACATTATGGATGCATAAATATCTATCTAACAGATTCATTAAAATGTTAGATATCAAAGAAAATGAAGAAGAAACATCCTAAATATCAGTAGGAATTTTTTTAATAAGAGTTTTTTGTAATTCATCCAATATATTAACTGTTACATCTTCATATACTGGTTCAGGTGGATTATTAGATGCTGTACTAACCGTTGAAGGATCAACAGGTTTTTTAACTTTAATTACATATGGTTTAGTTAGAAAATCTAATCCATTCATATTAACATAATCTAAAATTCTATTATATTCATCAGATAAATATTTTGATAGAGTTGCTTGACGACTATTCATTCCATATTTATTACCTTGAACTTCTAAAAATTTCTCCCAACCATTTTTTCTATTAACTACTAAATCTAAAATACATACACTTGGTAATATTTTACCTTTAATTTTCTTTAATTGTGCCATATCTTTTTCTAATGCAGAAACAAATATTCCATGTAATTTTATTAATTCGGGATCATAAAAACATTTTTCAGGTTTACGAGGATCTGCTAGATGTTCTATAGTTGGTTTACTTGTTAAAACATAATATAATAATATAGCAAAACAAATAAGGATAATATCTGTAATTTCCATTATATTTTACTATATATAAAAATTATTTATATATATATTAATATAATGAAGATCGTTAATTCATTTGATTTATTTGATACTTTAATTGGTCGAAAAGTAAATAATCAATTAGAAATTTTTAAAAGTTGTGAAGTATTAAATAATTTACAAAATTTTTGTACAGTACGTTTTGATGCTGAGAATAAAGCAAAAGAAAATAATATTTATTATAATTTATTACAAATTTATAAGTATATACAAGAAAATTATAAATTAAGTTATTCTCAAACAATTAAATGTATGAATATTGAATTAGGTGTTGAATATGATAATGTATATCCAATTTATTTAAATATTAATAAATTAAATAATGATTCAATTATAATTGCTGAAACATATTATACTGCAGAACAGATAAAAAAATTATTATCAAAATTTAATATTATAGATATTCCAATTTATACTTCAAATGAGTCAAATGCATCAAAAGCAAATGGTTCTATATATGAAGTTTTAAAGAAGAATTATAAAATTAAATTTCACACTGGTTCCAATTATTTATTAGATCAACAGATGTCTGCATCAACTAAAATTAGTTCAATTCACTATAACTATAAATATCATCCTACAACATTACAAATTGAATCAAAATTAACATCATATACGAAAGATTATTTTAAGATGATTGAATCAAGTTGTAAAAATATACAACAAGAACATATTTGGAATTTACAATTATACTATAATATACCTCTTCTTATTTTATTTTCAAATATTTTATTAGATTTTTGTAAGGAGAAAGGTATAAAAGAAGTAATATTTATTAATAGAAATTGTATTTTATTGAAAAAGATTTTCTTAAAAATTAATGAAATAAAAAATATTGATATTATAACGAGTGATTTAGTTCTTTCATATAAATTATTAGAAAATAAGAAATATTTACAAAAGATTGTTTTTAATTATAATAATCAAACTAAATATCTTATAATTGATTTACATGATGGTTTTACATCATTTTTAAACGAAACATTTAAAACAATATATAATATTGAACCGATGTTTTATTGTATTTTTAATGTTAATTTAAATCAAACAGCATATCAAAATTGTTATTCATTATATAAAAATGATTCTTCATTATCTCGTTTAGTAGAATTATTAAATTTACCCGATATTGGTGAACCCGTTGATTATGTAAATAATATTATCAAGTATGATAATTTTGAATATGATATAGTAATACCATCAATATATAATGCAATTATGACTGAAGTTATTAATACATTAGACGAAAGAGTAATATCTGATTTAAATCAAAATTTATTAGTAGAATTTTTACAGAATTTAACAAATATTAAATCTAAAATAAAAGAAACATCTGAATATAAATCTTTAAAATCAATTTATATATCATCTGATCAATATTATTTAAAACATGATTATTATATTAAACCAAAAGTTGTTGTTAAACGTAATATTGATGGTCAAATTAATCAAGCAGTAAAATATTTAATTGGTCATAAATAAGTTATTTATAATGAAATAATATATTTAATTATAATATAATGAGATTAGATATATATTATAAAGATGATTATAAAGAACGTGGTCGTTCATTTGATATAGATAATATTAATAAAGCACATCCTCATTTTAAAAATGAAAAATATTGGAAAATTGACAATGATGAAGATTTAAAATTAAATAGTGATGAATTAGCAAATTATGGAGAACTTATATTAAGTGTCTTAGAAAAATATAAAAAAAGAAAATTTTATTATAATTTAGTGGAATTATTTGAGTCGAGTAGACCATTTGATTTTAATATGTATAAAATTATATATGATTTACAAGATCAATATTGTAAATTATTAAATGAATATTTATCAAATTATATAAAACTTAAAAAACATGAATATAGTGAATTTAAATATACACGATTTTATGATATAATAATTGATTTAAATCTACAATTAGAAGAATATTTAAATAATCCAATATATGAATATTATGATGCAATAGATACAATTGATAAAGTATTATATGATGAAATTAAAAAATTTGCATATTTTTGTATGATGAATGGTGATAGTTGTTGCTGTGCTATATATGTAAAAGATTAAAATCTTAATAAAAAATTGAAAATTTTATTTAATATACCAAAAGTATCTTAAATAAAAAATGACTACCCAAGTGTTTATCCGAATGCTAAGGCCAAAAACATATATTTTTAATGTAAATTTGAAAAGTCCTATTATTGAAATAAAGAAGGAATTGAAGTCATTCTTAATTGATAATAATGATGAAGATTCAAAAATTCCTTTGAATCGTTTTGGATTAATGTATGCTATACATCGTATGGAAGATCATCTTACGTTAGAAGATTATAATATTACTAAAGATGATACATTGCATGTATATATTAAAAATGTTAAAGTTGTTGAAAGAATGCCTTCGTTTATTTTGCTATAAGACTTCATCCTAATTTTTATAACCATTTCATAAATGAAATAGTTATAAAAAATTGAGACTTCATCCTAATTTTTATTGATATTTCATAAATGAAACATTAATAAAAATTGAAATTTTATTTTATTATAAATACTATATAATATAATACATCAAAATGACTACAGTAATCAATCGCCTTCCAAAGAGTGAGGAGCGCAACTATAACGATCGTCCTACCTTCCACTATAGGTTTGCCAGAAGCAAGCCTATTCGAGCCGGTGGTGTTCTCTACTATAAGAAAGTAGGAAATTCAATCGAGCTTCTTCTCATCAAGCGTGACGACAAGGACTATTACGAAGATGTCGGAGGTAAGACTTCTCCCGAAGACAAAAACGTTTTCGACACAGTCGCACGTGAGGTAGATGAAGAAACAAACAAGAAGATGCCATACGAAATTGTTATGGAGCAAATTAAGAAGTCTCCATCTATTTATGTCAAGAATTCCAAGTACATATTGTTCTTAGTTGAGGCAACTCCTGAACAACAACTTTTCACAACAGAGGATTTCTCAAATCTTGAGACTCATGAGAACGTTTCACGAACGATTCATTGGGTTGATATGTCTATTTATATGGACAAGAAGCATGCATTTAATCCTCGTATGGAGACTAATAAATTAAAGGAAGAGTTGAGTGATATTTCACTCGAGATGGCTATGCGCAATGTTACGGTTTCATAACATATTTGATCGCATCATGCGAAACATAATCTTTCAAAACAAAATGATCATATGTCAAGTCTGATATCTGACTAAATTCTTTTATATATAATTTTGGAAAATCAAAAGGTTTTCTCCTTATTTGTTCTTTTGCTTCATTTATATGTTCTTCATATATATGAGCATCACCTAAATTTATAATTAATCTATCTGGCATATAATCCTTACCTAAATGTTGACATATTATATAAACAAGTGCTGCATAAGAAGCAATATTATATGGAACACCACAAGCAATATCTGCTGATCGTTGAGTCATACTACAAGAAACATATTTAATATTTTCTGAAATTCTTACATAAAATTGAATTGAAATTCCATGACAAGGATATAATACTCCATCTTTTGCTAATGCTGGGTTATATGATGTCATTATAATTCTTCGTGATGTTGGATCATTACGTAGAAGATTCAATACCATTTCGAATTGATTAAATCCCAAACCATCATAATTTGAGTCACATCCAGTATATTTTGCGCCAAAATGAAACCAATTAAATCCATACATTGGTCCCATGTCTCCTTCTCTGTAAGTTAGTCCATTTTTAGCAATAAATTCAGAAGTTGTATTTTCTTTCCAAATATTTATATTTTTTCTCTCTAATATTTTTGAGTCAGTTTTACCGTTTAAAAAGAAAAGCAATTCTTCAATTATCCCACGAAAGAATACTTTCTTTGTAGTCAGTAAAGGAAAACTATTTTTTAGATTAAATACAAGTCTTTCTCCAAATAATGAATTTGTTTTTCCATTTCTAGTTTCACGACAGTCACTAAAGAAAATTAAATTTTCTAAAAGTTCAAGATATTGGTTTTCTTCATGTTGCATTTTATATATTAATATAATAATTAATTATAATAATAATAAAAATCAATTTTTATTATATATGAAACGTGTCGCAATTTGTCATTGGGGTCTTACTCGAACATTAGAAATTACGTATGAAACACATAAAAAACATTTATATGATTTACTTGAAAAAAACAATATAGAATATGATAAATATTTACATACCTGGATTAATCCAACAAATACGATAACTGATTTTAAAAAATTTAATTTTAAAAATTTTATAATTGAAGATCAAAAAGATGTAATAAATGATATTGAAAAAAACTTTTCAGATTATTGGTATGCACATGTATTTAACGCAAATAGAGGTGATTCTTATGAAGAATGGCTTCCTAATCTTGTAAAAACTCATTTATATGGAATGAGTAGTTTAAAACGTGTTACACAAATGTGTATTGATTCTGGAATTAAATATGATTATATTATTTATATGAGACCTGATTGTAATTTATTTAGTGATGTACAATGTGATTTTATTAATATTGATGATAATAGTATTGTTATTCCAAAAGAACATTGGGGATCAAAAAATATGTTTGGAGTGAATGAAGTTATAATAATAGTTCCTTTTAATAAATGTAAAAATTTTGGATTTAGAATTGATGAAACAAAATATTATAGAAAAAATATTGGACGTTTAGCAGGCGAGCATTATCTTGGTTGGATTGTTCAAAAATATTTTTCAAATATTATTTACAGTGATGTTAAATTTGATATTAAAAGATTATAAAAATCCAAAAATACATTTATATAAAATAGATACACCAAGAATAACAGTTCCGACCATAGAACCAAACATTCCAACTATTAATATATTTAAACATATTTTATCACCACAAGATAATTTATGATTTCCATTTTCATCAATATCCATATAATATCTGATATCGTTACGCATAATTTTTATATAATTAAATCTTTATATAAAACTTATTAAATTTATAATTTCTTTGCAACTGTTGATACTGCGTTAGAAACAGTTGATGCTGCTTTAGAAGCAGTTGATGAAGCAGTTGAAACAGCGCTTGATGCAGATGATCTTAAATTACGTCTTCTTCCCATTAAGGCTTTGAGTACCTTTCTGACAACAGTCCATGCGAGTGCGAAGACTACGGCGTGGACTACTACTTGGGTGCTGACAGATCCTACTGTTACTACATCATACCATGTTGCACCATTTGGGTTGGGGACTGTTAAGAGAACTCCAGGTGATAATACGATGAATAATACTGCGAGTGCGACAAGCCAAGGAACACTTTTTGCGGAAAACATATATATATATTAAATGTATATATTTTTTATAAAACTAAATTTTTATTTAGAGACTTTTGTGGCAACATTTGAAACTGCGGTTCCAACTTTTTTAACAGTTTTTGAGGCAGTTGCTTTTAAGACAGATAATAATGATTTACCTGTTTTTTTTGCTTTTCTTTGTTCTTTTTTGATAAATCTACTAACTATATTCATAACAATTGCAAATAATAAACCATGAACTATGAGAGGAATCCATGGTACTGCTCCATTACTAAAAGCGGGTCCGATTGTTATTCCAGTTAATGTCCATGAAGGAATTGTTACTAATACGCCTGGTGTTAATAATACGAATAAAACGAGAGAGGCGATAAACCATACAGTGCTTTTTTCAGTCCACATATTTATATATAAACTATAGTGTAAAAAAATTTTTATTATTTTTAATTACATTTGTTAAAATATACAATAAGACTAAATATATTCCAGTATGAGTTAAAACTGATGGAATACTAGTTTCTTTTGAAAAGAATATTCCGTCAAATTTAGGTGGTAATGTTACTAATAAACCAGGGGATAATGCAAAGAATAATAATAATGCAACCATTTGAACTATTTCACGATCATTTATGATTGAATTATTTTTTGTATTTTCTTGTGTTTTTTTAATAGGATCAAAAGAAACTATCAACATAGCTAATACTAAAGTGTGTAAAATAATAGAATAATAGTTTGTTTGTCCTGATAAGAACAATCCTCTGCTACCTGGATATAATGTTAATAAAAATCCAGGACTTAATAAAAAAAACAATAATGTATATGCTAATATTTTGATACTCATATAATAATTTATATATTTAATATTAAATTATTAATCTTATTATATACACTTAGATTTGGAGGAATTTGTAATTCCCAATCTACAAATGAAATAATTTCAAAATATTTTTTAATTATTTCTGGCATATTCTCTTTATCCTTTTCTTTAAGAATATCTAACTCATTATAATTATCATTTTTATTTTTATTCTCATAGTAAGACCATGCTTTTTGCTGAAATGAGAATTTTTTCTTAAGATCATCCTGGCTATTCATAACACTCCACAAAATAATTCCTAACGCTTCTAAATCCATACGATATGTATTATAAGATTTATCAGGGTAGCATCCTAAAGAATAATAATAATATCCATCGTAATCAGCGTTTCGACAAATTGTAGATAAATCAGGTTTTTTAATTGTTTCATAATCACATATTTTAAATAATATATTAGCATCTTCTTTGAATAAAACATTTTGTAATTTAATATCACCATGGACTAAACATCTTTCTCTATGTAAAAATTTAAGAAAATTAGTCATTGAAATTAATAATCTTGGAAAATTGTCTTTTGCAAATTTAATATTTTTGTGTATGTCATTGGTATATAATTCAATTACATACCAATCATAATTCTCATATCGTCCAGTAAATAATGTTTCATCATTTGGGATATTTAAAATATATGCACAACTAGATAGATTATATTTAATCATTGTTTGTCCTTCATCATCAAAACGGATATCTTTTAATTTCATTACCCATAATGATCTCCCATATAGTTTTTTACCTATAACATTATAATCTGTGATTCTTGTACATACTTCATATATATATGCACCATTATGACCAGAAATAAATTTTGTTATTTTCCATTGGCCTATAATATCTCCAACAGAGAAATTCATTGTATACTATAAAGAAATAAATAATTATAATAATTATTTATCAATTTTTAAGAGTGACATCTCAATTATTTTTTATTAAGAAAAAACTTTATTAATTTATCAGAATCTTCATTGTTAAAATTTATTTTTTCTCCATTAAATATTTTTGCTAATAAAGCAGTAACACTATCTAAACCACCAATTTTAATATTATCTAAAAATATTTGAGGAAATGTAGTCATATCATTTTGTTTCTTATATTTATCTTTTTCTGTTTGAGATACTTTGACAATCTTTGGTTTATAAAGTTTTAATAGTGATTCTGATCTCATGCTATAAGGACATCCCTCGAGTGAATAAATTGTTAGTGTCATATATTATATATTATATTTTATAAATTTTGTAATTCATTTCTAACAATTGATAATAAATAACCCATTCTATTTTTTCCTTTTCCATCTCTTCCAGTTCCCCAGTATGAATCCCACCAAGATTTTTCTTTTAATACTAGATTCTGAGTTTTTATTAACATTTGTTTTAATTCTTCATTCTGACTAAATTTAGATCTTAATCCAACTAATATAATTTGTTCTTTTACTTCTTCCCAATCATTTCTAAAATGTTCTGTTTTAGTTCTTCCTAATTTTTTAGCAACAGTTGGACTATTTGAATTTTTAATTTTTTCTTGTAATATTTTATCAGTTGGAAATTTTTGAGCTTGAAAATAATGTTCAACTGATTTCCATTCAATGTTATCAATAATCATTTTAGATAAATAGAAATTACTAAATTGATAATATGTGTCTGTTTTAGATGAAAATTCTATACTCATTTATATATATATTTTTATATATTTATATAATATATGACTAAAATAGGAATTCATATTTTTCGTAGAGATTTAAGAATACATGATAATGTAGCACTATATTTGCTTTCTAAACAAGTTGATAAAATTATCCCAATATTTATTTTTGATCCCTTTCAAATTGATCATACCTCTGAAAATTCCGCATATCGTTCTGATCCAGCAGTTAAATTAATGATTGAATCATTAGAAGATTTAAATGATGAATTACACAAAAATGGCTCAAAATTATTTTATTTCTATGGTGATCCATCGAATGTTTTAGAAAAATTAATTAAACAAGTTAAACCAACATCTATTTCATATAATGCTGATTTCAGTAAGTACGCATTAAAAAGAGATAAAGATATGGATAATATCATAAAGCATCATTCAATAGAATGTATAAAATTTATGGATGATTTATCACTTAGTAAAACAGAAGATTTTTTAAGAAATAAAGTAGATCAACCATTTAAAGTATTTGGAGCATACTATAAACATGCTATTAAAGTAAATGTTAGAAATGAAGTTGGAAAGCCTAATAATTTTGTAGGTTCGTCAACTTCTATAACAGGACAATACAAAAGTGATATAAATAAGTTCTTTCATAACAGTACAACAACACTTGTTCCAGGTGGAAGAAAAGAAGCATTAAAAATCTTAAAACATATTAAAGATTTTAAACATTATGAAAGAGATAGAAATGATTTACATTATAATACAACTCATTTATCAGGATATCTTAAGTTTGGATGTGTTTCAATGATAGAAGTTTATAATGCCATGAAAAAGGTGTCGGCAGATTTATTAAAACAATTATATTGGAGACAATTCTTCTTTTTACTTGCTCGTTTTAATTATAATCAATATGGACATGTAGATGAATTCTTTTCAAAAATTAAATGGCGTAATGATTTGAAAGAAGCAAAAAAATTATGGGAAACAGCAACTACAGGATTTCCAGTTGTTGATGCCGCTGTTAGACAATTAAAAGCTGAAGGATTTATGCATAATCGTGGTAGATTAATTGTATCAAGTTTTGCCGTTAAAATATTACAACAAGATCCATTTGAATGGAGATCATATGGTGGACAATTTGTATTTAGTAGATTATTATATGATAACTGTTATGGAAATAATTATGGAAATTGGAATTTTACAGTTGGCCCTTATGATTTAGGAGGATATAGATTTGGAAGAGCTGGAACAAGAGGTGGGCGTGTAATTGATCCAACGAACTACAGAAAATGGGATCCAGAATTAAAATATGTACGTCAATACATACCTGAATTAAAAGATGTACCAGATAAAGATGTTTTTAACTGGTATACCGCATATAAAAAATATCCGAATGTAAAATATCCTGCCCCGATGGTTGATTATCGTGAAAGAAAAGATGAATGGTATAAAATAACTAAGAGATGATCTAAATCACTGACATTTTTTTACTTTTAGATCCACCTTTTGATAATAAAGCAGCAAGTCTATCATCCAAAGACATTTCTTTTACTGACTCTTCCTTCTTTGGCTCTTCTTTTTTGGTGTCTTCTTTCTTTGATTGTTGTTGAACTGGTTCGGGTGAAGCAGTCCTAACTTCTTTTTTAATATCATCTTTCTTTACATCTTCTGCGAATTTAACATTTTTTTTAACTTCGGAAGACATTTGAGAATTTAACATATCTTTAATTGTACTACCTCCATCAACAGACATGTTTTTCTCTGCTAAAAGTGCCTTTAATTTATCTTCAATTGATGCTTGAGTTTGTGGTACTTGTGCTTTTTGATCCTTTAATTTTTCTTGTTCATCTTTAATTCCTCTTTCAATTGTCTTTAAGAAACATCCCTTGAAATCATATGTTCCAGAATGAGTTAGATTACAACTTAAATCAACCCAAATTTCACCATTCATTCCAATCCATCTTTTACAGAAAGCATAATCTTCACTTAAATATCTCTTAGAAATTGGATCAATTACACAATCAAAGAGGGCATAGAAAAAATCTTTATTTCCATGAACATCATATCCTCCGACGTCATTAACATATTTTAAATTACTATATTCTTTTGCCATCTTTTCTAATACACTACGTTTTATCATCATAAATCCAGTAGCAGCATAGGCAACTCTCATAAATCCATTTTGAATTGGTACTTTTTGAGCACCATGGTCATTTTCTGTAATAATATTAACAGCATAATCATAACATGCTGGCTCTACAAATTCAGAAGCAACAATACCTTCTTTGGCCATATTAGTTACTTTTTCCCAATTAATACCTTTCTTAGGATAACACCCTGCAACGACATCTTTATTTGCCATTAACATTCTTAATACATTTAAGGGATTAAATGATATATCACTATCTACAAATAAAAGGTGAGTATATTCTTGTTTTGCAAGCATTAAGGATACATAGAAATTTCTGGCACGAGTAATTAAACTTTCATTACCAATTGTTAAAATATCTAATTTAATACCATTTGAATCACATAAACGTTGTAAGTTTAAGATACTTTGAGTATAACCTCTTAACATTTGACCCCCATAGCAGGGAGTTGCTAAAAGTAAATTGAAACTTGGTTTTTCTTCCGACATAATGAAATTATATTTTTGTTTTTATATTGTTTTAAGTTTGAATAGTTGATTTATATATCCCATTTTGACTTCCTTGGATTGTTAAAGATGGATAAGTCCAATACATATTAAATTCATTTTGTTTTAAAAAATTATTCATAAAAAAATCAATTGGCCAATCTATTCCAGTTGTAAAAATTATTTTTTCAATATATGATACAAACTGTTCAATACCTTTATATGACCAAATAAATGAATCTGTACATCTTGTTGTATTATTTTTATAAATATCAATATCTATATTTAAATTTGGATTAGTAACTTCTAATGAACATCCACTACCAAATGCGATACAATCAAATTCTCCTATTTTATTTATCAACGTATTTAATAAATGAATATTATTTTTAAAAATAACATCACTTTCATAAGTAATAAAAATACCTTCTTTATAGGATCCAAGTATCCTTCTAAATATTATATAAAAATTCAAAAATAATGAAATTTCATTAGTTCTTAAATCACGTCTATATTCTTTTTGTAAATCTGTATTGTTAATTTTAATTATTGATAATAATTTTTTATTCATATTATCAAAATATGTTGGTAATGAATATTCAACTAGATATGATGGAATTGAATTTTCTTCAAATTGTTTTTTTAAAAAATCATATTTATTCTTTTCTTTTTCTTCATTTGTAATACAAATAATTTTTGATACTTTGTTACCATTTATAAGTCGTTTAATATCACTAGAAATCGTATCTATATTAATTTCTACATTTAATATATTATGATGGTTTTCATTTATTATTTTAATATATTCAGATCCTGTCATATTACACATTGTATCTATAACTTTTTCAATTTCATTATCATTTTTAAGATGTAAAATTCTATCAATATTAAAATAATCTCCAATTCTTTTATTTCCCCAATAAACAGGAATAATATTTGCTAAGAGTGGATTAATTATTTTTTCTGTAATATATGCATCTTCTTCTGAATTCTCAAAACATATCACAAATTTATATTCTGACATTTTTTTAATTAAATCTTGTGAACTATAATCACCTGGAAATGATCCACCAGTATTATTTTTATATGTTCCATAATGATCTATTTTTTTATGTTTTTCTAATTCTTCTATAAATTTATTACGTATAACTCCATTTGGATTACTAATAAATGTACAACAAAAATTTGGTGGTATTATATTTATTTTTTCAGGGAATTTAATTGAATTACAATATATGTATGGTACAAATAGAGGACAATGAATTATATTTTTATGAGTTCTTGATCCTTTTAAAACAGCAGTATATTTATCACCCTCGGAACATCTAGATTCGCCTGAAAATAAAAATGAATATTTCCAATTTTTTAAATCAAATATAGAATTACCAAATATAGATTCACATAAAATATCAGCTTCATCTATGTTAGAAATTTCAATATTACAATTAAATACTTTTTTAAATAAATCTACAAAAAATTTACTACAAATTGGATTTTCATTAGATATAAAACCATCCCAAAATCCATTAAAAAATATTTTCATAATATAACAATTATTTATATTTTTTTATATTATTAAATGTATGGGTATTGAGAGATTTTTTAAATCTATAAATTCGATATATTCGAATGAAATAATAAGAAATATAAGTATTAATAATAACATAACTCATTTTTATTTTGATTTCAATTCAATCATACATAAAGTATCAAATAATATTGCAAATAAATTAAATGATCTATTATTGTATTCATTAATTTATAAATATTCAGAAAAAACCTACATGGATAAAGAAGTACTTGAAACAGAATATAATCGTTTAAATAAGTTTTTTGAGTTTGAATTTACTGTAAAAAATTTTTATGAAAATATCAAAAATATAAATCTTCAAGATATTGTTATTAAACATATAATAGATGATATAAAAACATATTTATCATTTTATCCAGCTTGTAAATTTCTATATATAGCGATTGATGGTGTCCCAAGTGTTGGTAAAATGATTGAACAACAAGATAGACGTTATAAAGGATATCTTATGGGAGCTATACAAAATAAACTACGTGAAAAATATTATCAACAATTAAACATAAAAAAATTTGAGGATAATTTGTATAATGAGTTGGAATATATGGAGCTTAAATTTTCGTTTGATAAAAATATTATATCACCAGAAACAAAATTTATGGTTAAATTAATTAATATTTTAAATAATTATGATTTTAAAGTTAAAACAGTTATATCAGATTTTAATGAACCAGGAGAGGGTGAAAAGAAAATCATTAAACATATTAAAAAAGAACTAACACCTTCAGATAAAATAATAATATATTCTCCAGATGCAGATATGATTATTATGACAATGATATTACCAAACTTTATATATATATTACGTCATGAACAATCAGATTCAACAGATGCTATAATTGATATTCAATCAAT